ACCGGGATTAAGCTCGTTGATGACTTGAATAGTCTTGAATGATCGAAGACCTTTCAAATCATCGCCGTACTGATTCTGTACGACTCCCACAGATCCCTTGGATTGCTGGATACGTTGGATATATCTAGTAAGTCCCTTATCTGTGAATTTTAGATTATATTTGTCCAATGAAACAATTAATCCTACGAGTTCATTAAATAGTGGATGGTGTTTACAATTTTCGAGAATAGCTATACTTCTGATGCTGAAATAGTCAGAACCAGTTATCCCGTCCACAATGAAATCGTTAAATCTCTCTGGGTAAATTATCCTATTAAGAGCTCTGTAAGTAGGATAGATACCACCAACCGTTCCGTCTTTTATATGCTGTAAATCATACAGGTTCTGCAAGTAGACTAAACTATTAGAACTGACGTAACTCTTTTCGTCGTTGACTTTAAGGCCATGATCCCTGAAACGATCTTTTAACATCTCTGGATCATTAATTCGATACGCTCCATCGTCGCCCTGTATATCGAATTGTCTTGAATCAATCTTCAACGTTGATGCTATAAGGTATTGTGCAATCGAGTCAACCTCGTTGGTAAAGGTGCTTCCAGAAGGTACACCATGTGCTCCGGTCTTCACTCCGTCAGGTGTAATCAATCCAATGGTATTAAATCTCTTTGCGATATCATCCAGTTCTTGATGAGTATGGGATTGAAACAAACCACGGATATAATTAAAAGATGCATTCTGCAAGTTGGTTCCCACAGTAGTATCATAAGCCGAGAAATCTATTGATACTAATTTATCTTTAGTAGATTGGGCGGAAATGACCAAATCTATAAGATGACGATCAACTTCGGTTGGGCCACGAAGCGCGGATCTCCAGATAAGTCTACTCTGATAGTCGAAGAGAGGACGATAGAATCTCATTTCTTGCAATGAGTCAGCAATTGGATAGCCCCACACGGGTCTAGTCTTCCTACCTTCCTGTGTTCTAGTGAACATAATACAAGGATCTTTCCTGGCTAGCAAATATTGTAAATCACCTGCTACGCTATCTTTTACATTGCTTTTCCGCGTGAAGTACGGCAAACCAGAATTCGTATTATTCTTAAGTAGCTTAACGGCACTTTCAATAGAAAGCGGTCTTAGGCGGGGTGCGGCGCCTTGTCCTGCCATCAGCTCGTCGTCGTTTGAGGTAGATGGGTCGTACTCGTCGTCAAAGTACGCATTGACACCTGAGCGTCGATCTTCCCATGGTATAGCAATGGACCTGGGACCGAACTTAGATCGATTTTGCTCTTCAAGATCTAATAAATCATTAGACATACTAGAACGATTCTTGGTGAAAATCTTGTCCCACATTTCCAATATTTTATCGGGCGAAATGTGTTCGGCAATCGGAGCAACGATTACGCTTTCATCACCAGTTACTGTCCTAGAAAGATGCTGGGATAATCTAGAAACAACTTCTGTTTCTAAATCCAAGCGATCGAGAAAGTTGAATCTGTTTATGCGAGTCATCTCAGTACCTCCAAAAGGTTACACTTTGATTTAAAATTTTGTATAAAATTTCTAAAATTTGTTAAGGTTTCCATATAGGTTCCTTATGAAT